TACAGTTGTTCGTGGTGAGGGTCAAGTTGCGGATGTGCGCGAAGAGCGCGCGGCAGCACAAGCGCAACAGCAACAAATGGCGCAAGCTGCACAAATGGCACAAGCCGCTGGGCAAGCGGCGCCCGCAATGAAAGAGGCCCGTGAAAGCGGTATAGACTTGAGTGTCCTGCAGGGCGGACAACAGTGAACCCCAAAGATTTACGCGCCACTTATAAAATGATTTTTGAGAGTGATGACGGCCAAATCATTCTTGACGATTTAAGCCGCCGTTTCGGGCTGTATAGAACCAGCTTTGTCCCTGACAGCAACGAGACGGCTTTTCGTGAAGGGCAGCGCGACGTGCTGCTTTTTTTACATTCAATTTTGAGGGACGAACCAAAGGAGCAGTAATCAAATGGCTGATGAAGATCAGGTAGCGGAGGTCTCGGAAGAGATAGCCCCGTCTGAGACGGATTGGAGAGCGGGCCTACCGGAAGACCTACAACAGGATGCAAGCCTACAGCACATTGGAAGCGTGGAAGCCATGGCAAAAAGTTATGTCAACGCGCAGAAGATGGTGGGCAGTGACAAGGTTGCCATCCCTGGCAACTGGGCGACCGATGAAGACTGGGAACAGGTTTACACAAAACTTGGGCGCCCAACAGACCCTAGCGAATACGAGCTAGAGCTTGGTGAGAATGCTAACGAAGACTTTACTGATTGGTTTCGTCAAGCGGCGCACGGTGCCGGTTTGTCACCGCGGCAAGCCCAGAAGTTAGCTAGCCAATATGAAGAATTTACAGGCGGTATAAAAACGCAAACGGAAGCAAACCTTGAGCAACACCGCAGCGAGGTAGAGACAGAACTGCGTAAAGAGTACGGCAAAGACTTTGAAGACAAGATGCAAACCGCTAACGATCTTGTGAAAGAATTTGACGCGCCGGACCTGACCGAAATTGTGCTGCAAGACGGTACGCTTCTAGGCGACAACCCTGACCTCGTGCGGTTTATGGTGCGGATGAGCGACTACATTTCGAGCGAGATTAGCGAGGACGGCCTTGCCGGTAGAGATAGTCGTCCCGGCATAAACGATCAAGATCTTCTGGATCAAATTTCGACGCTGACTGCAAAAAATTCACCGTACTGGGAAAAGCATCACCCGGACCATAGTCGTATTGTTAATCAAGTTTTGAGTTTGAGGGAGCAAATGAATGGAGAGCAAGGCGATTAGGTTAGAGTGTTTGCGTTTGGCCGTTCAGTTTGGCAGTGCGCGCACCACGATTGACCCAGTGGAACTAGCGACAAAATATATGGAGTTCGTAAATAAATCCGAGGATAAGCTAGACGCCCCTCGGCGCAAACCTGTGAGCAAGGTGGTCTAGTCGGCCTAACCGACAGTGAGCCGGTTGAGAGACCGACAACCCACGCATTTGACAACCACAACTGTAGGAGCATTGAGTATGTCTACTCAAGTAACCACAGCATTCGTGAATCAATTTTCATCGAATGTTAATTTGCTCTCGCAGCAGATGGGAAGTCTGTTGCGAGGAGCCGTTGACACTGAAAGTGTTACCGGCGAAAAGGCATTCTTCGACCAGATCGGCGAAGCCGCGGCAGTTGCCCGCACTTCGAGGCACGGAGATACGCCACTAGTAGAAACTCCGCACTCGCGGAGAATGGTCAGCCTAACCTCATACGAGTGGGCCGACCTTATAGACGATAGCGATAAAGTCCGTATGTTGATTGATCCAACAAGTTCGTATGCCCGTGCGGCTGCGGCGGCAATTGGTCGAGCAATGGACGACGAAATCATATCGGCACTAGGTGGAACTGCGTTAACTGGCAAAACGGGAACGACCTCTACTACATTCCCAAGCGGCCAGAAAATTGCACACGGTTCCGCGGGATTAACGGTAGCTAAATTAGTCAGTGCTAAGAAATTGCTAGACGCACAGTCAGTGGATCCTTCGATTCCACGGTACATAGTCGTTAGTCCAGAGCAGATCGAAGATCTGCTTAACACCACGACCGCCACCTCGTCAGATTTCAACACTGTCAAGGCGTTGGTTCAAGGTGACATTGATACGTTTGTTGGATTCAAGTTTATTACGTCAAATCGTCTGTCGGACGATGGCACGTCTCGCCTCTGTTACGCATGGGCGCAAGACGGCGTCAAGCTGGCAGTCGGTAAGGACGTAATGGCTAGAATCGATGAACGCAGCGACAAGTCATATTCCGTTCAGGTCTACTACTGTTCGACGTTTGGTAGCACCAGGATGGAAGAAGACAAAGTTGTTGAAATAGCGTGTAACGAGTAGGAGAGGAGATAGAAAATGGGTACTAAAAACTCCACTCTCGTTTCAAATTTTGAGGCTAGTCCTCCGACTTTGAGCGACTCCCAGGATCTGCATGGCGTAGTGCGTGTAGCGGCTGGGACCATCGAATTAGCGGCTGGAGATTCCGACGACGACGATATCGTAATGTTGGCACAAATCCCCGCTCACGCAAACATCACTCAGCTATTCATTGGTTCGGATACGCTGGGCGGCAGTTGTACTTTTAACGTCGGCATCTATACGACCGCTGGCGTTGTCAAAGACGAAGATGTCTTTGCGAGTGCTGTTGCTGACGCCGCTGGTATGGCAGATGTTCGTTTTGAAGCCGCGAACATTGATACCGCTGGCAAGCGCCTTTGGGAGCTTGCTGGGGATTCCACAAATCCCGGTGGTTATTTCTACGTTGCCGCCACAATGGCTGCAGCGGGTGGAACAGCGGGGACCATGTCCTTCCTGATTCACTATGTGATTGACTAACAGTTTAAGGGGGGCGAAAGCCCCCCTTTTTCTTTAAGGAAAAACACGATGGCGAGTGAAGTCGATATATGCAACTCTGCGCTGAATATGATTGGCGCAAGCAATATTATTGCGCTAACGGAAGACAGCCGAGCCGGTCGTGTCTGCAATCAGCGCTATGAATTTGTAAGGGATGCCGTGTTTCGTGCTCACCCGTGGAATTGCTTAATCAAACGAACCAGCCTTGCTGCTGATACCGAAACACCAGCATTTGAGTTTACGAGTCAGCATAGCTTACCCAGTGATCCCTATTGCTTGCGTGTATTGCGACCCGAAGACCCGGACGTAACTTACCGTATTGAAGGCCGCAAACTACTAAGCGATACGACACCATTTAAAATGATTTATGTGGCCCGCGTTACCGACCCAAATCAATATGATTTATTATTGACTGAGACGATTGCAGCGCGTTTGGCCGCTGACATTAGCTATGCGCTGGTCAATAGCGCTGTCTTAACCTCCACGCTGCAGACAATGTATGATCAAAAATTATCTGAGGCCCGCTTTGTTGATGCGACCGAGGGCACGCCCGATAACATAACAAATGTAGATCGTGCAACGTATATCGAATCTGATATTTTAATCGGCTCTCGTTTCTAATGGCGAAGGTTTCAAAAGCCTACTCCAATTTTACAGCGGGCGAACTTTCTCCACGGTTGTATGGGCGTACCGACCTCGGTCGCTATGAAAACGGAGCCGAGGTTGTTGAGAATTTACTTGTGCAACCACATGGGGGCGTCACTCGCCGACCCGGCACACAGTTCATCTCGGAAGTTAAAACGAGCGCAAACTCTACGATATTAGTCGGTTTTGAATTTAATGTTGAGCAGACCTATGTTTTGGAAATGGGTAACGAATATTTCCGCATCTACAAAGATGGTGGAGTAGTGGAATCTGGCAGTTCGCCAGTAGAGGTTTCTACCCCATACACAACAGCCCAGCTAGATAACCTCCAATTCGCGCAAACCGCTGACGTTATGTATGTCGTTAGTCCTGATCATGCCCCGCGCAAAATTACGCGCACGAGCCACACCGCATGGACGATTGCGGAAGTTGATTTGTTGCGCGGCCCGTTTCTTAATCGCAACACAACTACCACGACCCTGACGAGCAATGGCCGCAGCGGCACAGTCACACTTACCGCAAGCGCTAGCTTGTTTACCAGTGCAGACGTTGGTCGCTTAGTTAAAATACAAGATGGCTTTGTAAAAATCGCTAGCTTCAGTTCTGCCACAAGTGTTGCCGGTGCGTGCCAAGAGCTAGAGGATGGACGTTCTGAGATTGCGCCATCGTATGCGGCCTCAACCATTTCTTTTCACGAAGGTGACCCAGACAGTACGGGGTTGGAACATAATGACCGCATCGAGGACACGGCGGGCAATTTCATCGATGAAGGTTTTAAAAACGGGCAAACGGTAATTATAAGCGGCACTAGTTCTAACAATACGACCGCTGGCTTTTTGCTTGTAGATGTAACCGACACTGTGTTGACGTTGGCGCCAGGGGGTGATCTGGCAAACGAGAGCGCTGGCAGTAGCTTCACGATTCAAGGCAAACTTGAGGCCGTAGACAATTGGGCTTTGGGCGCCTTTTCAGCAACTACCGGCCACCCGCGCACGGTTGCGTTTTATGAGGAGCGTTTGGTTTTTGCTGGGACTAGTCACCAGCCACAGACTTTATTTTTTAGCCAGGGCGGCGACTTTGAAAATTTTGAAAGCGGCGTCAATGACGACGATGCGATGGTTTACACCATTGGATCAAATCAAGTTAATGTAATCCGCTTCCTAGCAAGCACGAGAAATCTAATTGCTGGCACAAGCGGCGGCGAGTTTGTCGTGCGTGCCGGTGGCGCAGATGCGGCAATTACGCCAACGAATATTCAGATTAAACAACAGACACGTCATGGGTCAGCCAACACTGCACCAGTGCTTGCTGGCAACTCGGTGCTATTTCTCCAGCGCGCAAAGCGCAAGGTGCGTGAGCTAAAATTTAATTTTGACGTAGATGGTTATGTTGCGCCTGACATCACGTTGATTAGTGAGCATGTGAGCGAAACGGGTTTGGTCGCGCTAGCGTATCAGCAAGAGCCCGATAGTATTATGTGGACGGTGCGAACTGACGGACAGTTAGCTTGCGTTAGCTACAAACCAGAGGAGCAAGTGCTTGGATGGTCGCGGCAGATAATCGGCGGGGCATTTGGCACTGGCAACGCTGTAGTCGAGCGTATCGTCTCGATACCCGGCGACCTAGATGAAGATGAGGTTTATTTAATAGTTAAGCGCACCATCAACGGCGCTACGAAACGATACGTTGAGTATATAAAGAATTTTGATTTTGGCACTTCTGTTGCTGACGCTATTTTTGTTGATAGTGCTTTAACTTTTACGGGCGTTAGCAGCACGCTTAACGGCACCATAACTGCCTCTGCGACAACTATAGCGCTGGCGTCAAGTTCGGCGTTTCCGTCCAGCGGTGCCGTAAAAATTGGAACTGAAATAATTACTTATACCGGCAACAGCGGTGATCAATTAACCGGCTGCACGCGCGGCGTGGCGGGCGTTGCCGCGGCACACACGACCGGAGCGACAGTCACGCAAGCCGCAATCAGTTTGTCTGGACTCTCACATCTAGAGGGGCAAACGGTAAGCATTCTAGGCGATGGCTCGGTTCACCCGGATGCTACTGTAAGCAGTGGCGCAGTTACACTGCAGCGCTATGTGACTAAAGCACATGCTGGGCTCCAATATAATTCGACGTTACGAACATTGCGGGCTGACGCGGGCTCACAGATGGGTAGCGCTCAAGGCAAAATTAAACGCATCAACGAGGTAACTGTGCGGCTGCATCGATCTGTTGGTTTTAAAGTGGGCCGTGATGCCAGCAACCTCGACATAGTACCGTTTCGATCTAGTGCAGATGAAATGGATACTGCAATTGAGCTATTCAGCGGCGATAAAGAAATTGAGCTTAATAGCGACTACGACAGTGATGGGCAGTTGACCATTAGGCAAGAGCAACCGTTGCCTATGACCGTGTTGGCGGTGTTCAGTACCATGAGTACGTTTGATCAATAGTGCGCCTAATACCGTTTGAGGTTTTACACGCTGAAGAGCTTATTGCTGGTGAGCTTAGTGATGAGCGAAATCGTCCGTCGTTTGGTGTCAGGGCTATTGAAAATTTAATTGTGCCAGAGATGTCCTTTTCTGGAATCCATCACGGCCATTTAGTTTTTTCGGGCGGCATAGCGCCGTTATGGGAAGGCGTCGGCGAGGCGTGGATATTAGGCGCAGATCGTGTGCCACAACACACGGTAGCGGTTGCGAGAATTTGCAAACGCTACATCTACAGAATCGCTAAAGAACAAAAACTGCATCGGGTTCAAGCGCACATGAAAAGCGATTGGCCTGAACTAGCGCGATGGGCGTCATTTTTGGGAATGCAGCACGAAGGCACAGTGCGTCAGATGACAACCAAAAAAGAAAACTATGAACTGTATAGCGTGGTAAGTGATGGGTCTTGAGACTGCAACAATAATGGCAATTTCCGCGGGAGTGTCAGCGGCGGGCGCGGGTGCCTCGTTTATGGGCTCTCAACAGCAAGCGGCCGGTATGCGCGCGGCTGGTTCTGCGGCTGCGTCTACGGCGCGTTTCAACGCTGGGATGCGGCAGCGAAGTGAAAGAGTATTTAAGCAACAGGCTGAATTTCGTGAACGCGCTGGCGACAAAGAAGCACTGCGGTTTCGCAACCAGTTTCAAAAATTACAAGCGCGGGCTGGCACAGCCTATAGAAAAGGTGGAGTGTCTGTAAGTAGCGGCACACCTCTTGAGGTGTTGCTGGCAAACGCCAACGAGGCGGAAGAGGAAGTCCAACTAATTGGGCTACAGGCACGCACAGAAGCCGGTCAATTGCGTGAGCGTGCAGTAGGTCAACGATTGGCCGGTCAACTTGCGTTGATTGAAGGCAAGACACAACAACAAGCCTTTAACATTCGCGCAAGGTCAGCAGAAATAGCTGGCTATGCTGATTTAGCTAGCACTGCCGGTTCACTCGGTATGCAGTCACAGTTGATTAAATAGATGCGTGTTCCAACATATACCTCACAGTCTGCCATACCGCGGCAAACTGCAGCGCAGCCACTTGATGTACAATTAAGCACGTCTGCAATGACTGCACCGGGTCGAGCTTATGCAGATGCTGGCGCAACAAACAAACAAAGCGGTAAACAAGCGCTAAATTTCGGCGTAAAATTATTTGAAGCAAGCGCTGAAAACGAAGCGGCCATACACACGCCAAAATATAAGGAAGAGTTAAGCGCTGCAAAAGCCAAGTATCTAAAGTTCCACAATTTAGATAACGCTCAAAAAGAGTACGACAAAGCGCAAAAATTAATTCATCAAAAGTACCGCTCTAAAATGTCATTCGGAGCGTCAAAACGAAAATTTGATGATGCGGTTCGTGATCACACGGTGCGCGAACGCATTGACTTTCGCAAAAAAAATAACACTCGCATTATACAAGTTAAAACTGGAATACTTGACGGTGAACTCCAAAATGCAAACGAAATACCGAGCAATTTAGATAACAGCGCTGCAGTCGTTAGCGCAGCAAAGGTTACTGCCGCTACTCAAATAAATAAGGCGTTTGCTGATGGTGTAATTAATGGCGAGGAATATACAAAAAGACAACAAAAGTTGGAGTTTGACTTCGCGCATAATCGATTGTTAGCCCACGTTAACAATCCAAATGAAAAAGACCCTATTGGTTTTGTGGAAAGGTTTTTGACTGGACAAACAAGCAAAAAATATTTGCAAGAGTCTTATAAAAAGTTGACCGCAGCGGAGCGTCAAAAAATAGGCGATGCCGCTTTAAAGACTGCCAATAAACGAATCAAAGGGCGGCTAGATGGTATCAAACTTAGAGAAAGCCAAGAAGCCAGCGCAAACAACAAAACATTCAGACAAATTGTTAATGCTGATTTGTCAAATCCAGAAGAAAAACAAGCAGTCGAAGAAGCGCACGCTCGGCTAGTTAACCAAAATTTTTATAAAACTAGAGCCCAGAAGCTAGCCATCGACCGCTTGTTGGAAGCCGATGGGTTTGCCGAAGAAGGAAATGAAAGCCTGACTGATCAAGCTACATTAGAATCGCAAGCGAATTTAGGTGAGTTAACATTAGAAATGTTAAACGAAAGCCGAGATAAAATTACCTATAATTTTTATAGGGACATTTTGAAAAAAGTTACTGAACCCTCAAAATCAGACACTCGCAATATTATAACTATAGCTGAACAGCGGTTAGCAGCTTCTTTTAATTTTGAAAAACACGCTTCTGAGCAATATAGCCGAGACAAAAATCCTATTATTGCTGCCCATAATCAAGCGCGGGTAAAGCTCTTGGATTATGTAAATCTGCACCAAGGTAAGCCTGGTTTTGATCCAGTTAAAGAGGCCAAAGACATTTATGAAGCACAACGCGGCGATTATTTGCCGCAAAAATTACTGTTTTTAAAAGAACAGTTTAAATCAATACAAAGTAGCATTTCGGGAGGCCAGTCATTTGGCAATATCTATGGTGATGACCTCAAGGTCATTAAAAACAAGATTAAGGCGAAATTGGCAAGAAACAGCACTACAGCGCTTGCGAATGCTTTAAAGCAGATTCATTTAATTATCAGCACTCAAAATGAAATCGCAGGGAGTGCTAGTCGATGATTGATGATCTAGAGCAAAATTTTGAGGATTACGACACGGCTGCAATTATAGCCGATGAAGATTTCACAGATGGCGGAGAACAAGATTTTGCAAAGGTAGAAGATTACGGGGGCCAAAGATATGGTCAAATAGGGGAGATGTATGTGCCAATCGGTGCGACACCAATCGTCGAAGATCCACAACCCCTGCCCATGCCGCAAGAACCTGAATCAAATTTAGGTAAATTACAAACATTTTTAAATGCCCCGTTTTCTGGTCTAGCACGCGGTGTTGCAAGTGTTGTGGGTAACACCGCTGGCGCTCTGGGACTAATTGATCAAAAAGACGTTGATGCATTTTTTAATGCTATGAACAAAATGTCAGACGAGGCAGGAGAAAATAATCCGGCCGCTATGGTCCTTGATAAAGGTGGCGCTTTGGTCGGTCAGTATGTTGCGCCCGCTGTTACAGGTTTCAATGCGTTGCGCGCTTTAGGTGTTGGAAGGGTAGCATCCTCAATTATCGCAGAGAGCATGGTTGGGTTTTTCGGCATATCTCCAAACGACGAAACCATCTTCAACAATATTTCAGAAGATACCGATAGCCCCGCGTTTAAAACATTGCGTGATTTTTTAGCAACCGATCCAAACGATAATGAATATGTAAATCGCGCAAAACACGCAGCCGATGCGTTAATAATGTTAGGCGGTTCTGAAGCGGTTGTGCGTGGTTTTATAAGTGCGGCCAAAGGCACTAAGGAATTTTTGAAAACACCGCAAGGCCAAGAGGTTTTAAAATTTGCAGAGCAAGCCGGTAGCCAAGCAGATGCGCGCCTAGCTGAGTCAATGGGCGGCAGTAAATTGTCCGTCAATCCAATTGGTGCCGCTGGCGATATGGCAGTCTCTGCAGTCGGTAAGGCTGCGGGTAAAATTGCAAGCATTAGACAGAAACAAATACCACCGTCTAAACCAGCGCCGACCACTGAGGCACTACAAACAGCGCGCAACGATACTCGAAAGAGCGCTGACATTGTAAGAGATCGTTTAGATATCATTGTGCCGGAATCTGAACGTGTTACTGGGGGAACATATATTGCCGGTCGCCCAGATGGTAGCGATTGGACGACACTTACACCGGAGGAATTAGCAGTTCGCGGTCCAGGTTTTACTGGCACTGACGAGACCTTGGAGCGCATATGGCAAGAAACCCTGTCTGAGACCAGTGCCGCCGGAAGAGAAGCGGTGCAAAGGACAGGCGCAAACTGGTCAGCGTTTAAAGCGGCGGATTGGGATGCAGCATTAAAACTGCCGCTACGGTCACAATTGTGGTACGAACTAAGCGGCGAAAAATTTATTAAAAACCTTCCAGGTTTAAACCAACAGGAACACATGATGTTCCTTGATTTAATTGGCGCAACCAGCGCGCGCGCAAAACCTGCAGAAAACTTGGAACGCGCACTTGCCGTGCTGTCGCAACGCCTACGCGGCGTGCCTGTAGATGTTGATGTTACTATCCAATCAACAGTCGCAGATGCATTGCGCCGAGGCGGCACAGAAGTTAGCTCCGACCTTGCTAATAAAACTGGTATGTTCAGCGACACGTTAGCGCTTACAGCGGGCATTCCTGTGCGTTATCCGATCAGCGTTAATGATGTATGGGTTGGTCGCGCTTTTGGTATTGAAGATGCGGAGATGTCAGCAAACCAATCGCTGCACGAGGTGTTCGGTAAATACATGAACAAGCTGCGCGATGTTGTTAACGATGGTATCGGTGACAACAGCGGTCATTACCCACATCAATCGTGGAATCTGCAAGCACGGCAATGGGTGCAGCTAAGAGCGGCGGATGAAGGAATAGATACTTCTAAAGGCGCAGAGATCGAGGGATCAGATTATGCTGGCGAATGGGGTGGTATTGTTAAGAAGTTAGAGGACGCCGGTATAAGTGTGCCGGGTGGTATTATTACAAGGGATATTTTGGTTGACCCGCGTGTAGCTGACGCCCTGCGAAAAACTACGCCAGCTTTTAGACAGGCACCGAAAGCCACCGTAGAATTTGGCACGTTGCTTACACCAAACGGTAAACGTGGTGCTGAGTTGTTTGAAGCTGCGCGCAAATCGGGTGACGACCTTACACAAAAAGAATACCTAAAACTACTTACGACCACGATGTACAAATCTGGGCGCGGTAAACCCACATTATGGGAAAAAACCGTGCGAGTTGCGACAGGTGGCAGCGACAAAGTCACGCGTATTTACAGCCCAACGGCAGAAGATCCGTTTGCCATTAGTGGCACATTTGAAGGCGCAGCGGCTCCAAACATTCGCGTGCCGCTAAAAGATATGACACCCGACCAAATTGCGTATTTTAATGCGATGGTGGGGCAAGGGTTAAAACAGAAAGCAATGGCGGCGGCTCAAGTGCGCCGCATTGTTCCTGGTGAGGCTTTAAAAGATGGCGAAGTCGCGACATCATCCATACGCTTTGATTGGAATAAAACCGTGCCAGAAGAGTTAATCATTGGTATATCGCGCGCGCTAGGCGACGGTTTTGAAATAAGTACTGCGCGCTACCCTGACGGCATTGTTGTTGATGTGAACCCGCGATTTGGTGATGCTGGGCCAGAAGGGCCAGACGCTGACGCTATAGACGCAGCTATTGAATTCTTGCTAGAATCTCACAATGTAAAAAATATTAAGGCATTCCCTAGCGCGTATAAAAGTGAGTTTGGGAAGAACTATGTAGAAGATGCTGGCGATGGAAAAGAGTATCGTCGCATTCTTAAGGAAACTTTGAAAGGTTGGGAAGATGGCGCAGCCACCAAAATCGTTGAACTCACCGGAGGCGGGATTAGCAAAGCAACCGCTGTTAAATTCCTCAGAGGCAAATCAGTCGATGACAAAGGAAAGCCAAAACTTAACGTCTCAACCGCAGACCTCCAAGAGGGTATCAAAATATCAAGCGTCCGAGGAAGAGCAGCGACAATTCGCAAAACTCTACAGCGACGACTTAGTGATCACTATGACGCCGAAAAATTTTGGAAGGTCGAAGGCAAAAACTTAGACACCAAAATGGGCGAGGCTATACCTAGATGGGAACGCCGAGCCACAAAATTAGCAACTAAACAAAACCCGCCCACTGAGGCGGGTTTTTCATTGATAGAGTAACGCATGGCAATTTCAAATCAAGCGCTTGACGCCTCGCGTCAGGGTGAGCCTCTGCGCCCAGATGACGAGGTGCAAGTAGCGGGTCTTGCTGGTGAAGGGGTGGACCTCGTAACCAATCTCATCAATTTGATGAGACAGGCCCCCAAAAAAGTGGACGAGGCCGACCCAAGTAAGCGCGCAGTTCCAACGCCAGATGAAGAACGTATAATGGGCGGCGATTTGAGGACTTACAGAAAGCGGCAACAAGAACAAGCGCCCAAAATGTTGTCACCGGAAGGGTTGCAACGATTTGAGGAAGGTGGTTTCAGTGCAGAAAAATCACTAAGCACTAGACAACTTTCACCGGCTGAAGAAGCGCAGAAGGCGCTAGAGGAACAAAAACCGGCAGACGCTTTAATAGATCAAGCTACAGAAAATTTAAAATATGTTGATCGAAAAACAGGCGAACTAAAGCCGGGTCCAACTGATAAGAACGCGGCGTCAGAAATTGAGGCTGCAGAATTAGCAGAATCTATAGAACAAACCCGTGTCCAAGGTTTTGTCTCGGGTTCTGGAGATGGTCTTGATTTTAACTTTGACAAACTACAGACGGGCGATGATGTAAAAACGCTATTCAATTATGTAAGCGAATTACATGAGCCCGCCATCAGAGACGCGAAACGCGGCAAAGTAACAAACATAGAAACGCTTGATGAAGCGGAGCAACAATTAGCTGACGAAATGGGGTTCACGCGCGCTTTATTAAAACGGCGTAAGGGTGGCGTGCTTAACGCTGCACAAATGACTGCAGCGCGTAAACTTATGGTGCGAAGTGGTGAGCGTTTGTTAGAGATGGCAAACCAAATCAAAGCCAACAAAAAGCAAAACATAGCAGATAAAGAATTATTAGTTCGGTTCCGGCGTCAAATGGTCATCCATTCTGGCATACAGATGCAGGTCAAATCGGCGCAAACTGAAATAGCGCGCGCTCTGCAAGCCTTCAATATTCCCGCTGGCGCTAGTGACGAAATGCGAACGCAAATTGTAGACAGCGTTTTAGACCTTACGGCTGGCCGTAATATGTCGGGGGCATCTCTTAAAAGTTTGACGGATGGCGGTGTTAGTGACGCAGAGCTAATGGCAGAGGCTTTGATTGACGTGCACAATACTGGTGGAGCCGTAGCGCTTCATAAATTTGCGGCAACCATCGGACATAAAACTTCCAAGGTTTTTCACGAGGCATATGTCAATGGCTTGTTAAGCTGGACGACAACACACATTAAAAATTTCGTAGCCACACCGCTCTTTATGGGTTGGCAAGTGGCTGAAGAAATATTGTCGGGAGTTTATGGCAGTTTAGAGCGAGGTGCCCAGCGTGTAGCGGGTCAAGAAGTTACAACAGACGGCGTGTACCTGGGGCAAGCCTTCGCGCGCGTCTTCGGAATGTCTGGGGCGTTGCGCGATGCGTGGGTAACAGCGGGCCAAACATTTAGGACCGAAATGCCAACCTCTGCAATGAACAAGGTAGAGGCGGGACAGTTTCGAGCAATCTCGGCAGAGTCTCTGGGGATTGATCCCTTGGAGCATCCGTCACTTTCAGGTTTCGTTGATGCGTTAGGCCGCGGCATCCGTATTCCCGGTCGCGCACTAATGGCTGCGGATGACTTTTGGCGTGTGATTGGGATGCGTGGAGAGCTTTATTCCGAGGCGTGGAATAGTGCGGCGAAAGCTAAAGCCGCGGGCAAAACTGTTGAAGAAGCAACAGACGATGCAGCGATGACGCTGCTAGACCCTAGAACCTTTACAGACCAGCTTGACGCTGCAGCCAGCTATAACACTCTTACAACTGAGTTAGGCGCGCTGGGCGATGCGGCACGCACGTTCCAAAGAGTACCGCTGATTGGCAAGCTAATGATGCCGTTTGTGAAAGCACCAACAAACGCAATCATTAGAGTTATTGAGCGGTTGCAACCATTTCAAAAAGGCGTGTTTACTGACCCGCGTACCCGTCAAAAAATGCTAGGTCGTTTGACACTGACTTGGGGCGCTATGTATCAGTTTCATCAGTTGGCAGTTAACGGCCGATTGACTGGCGCAATGCCAAAAGATGAGCAGCAGCGCAAAACGCTGCCGCCAGGATGGCAACCTTATTCGCTGGTTTTCAAAGGTGACAACTGGCCGCAAGATGCTGATGGCGATGATTTACCAATTTTTAATACAGTAACAGGCGCACCCAACGGGCCATTGACGTACATTAACTATGCTGGCTTAGAGCCCGTAGGTGCGTTGCTGGGCATAGCGGCTACAACTGCAGAGAAAATGAGGCGCAGTAATGATCCAGAGGCATCTCTTGATCTCGTAGCAAATGCGGTGGGTGCGGGTTTTCAGTATGTAACGGATATGCCGATGCTGACTGCAATTGGCGATATTGTTAAAGCGTTTGAGTACAACAATTCGGCCTATGTTCTGCGTAGTCCGATTGGTGGCGCTATGCCTTATTCGTCAGCGGTACGGCGCATCGAGGGCGCTGTTGATCCAACCCGGCGCAAGCAAAGCAAAAAATACGAATACTATACGCTTGAGGATGTAAAAGACCCAAACAAAGTGCCGTTTATTAAAAATGCGATGGGTGGTTTGGAGCCCCGCTACGATCTAGTAAACACTGTTAAGACAACGGGCACTAGCGCCTTAACTGCTTCGCTAGCAGAGCTTAAAAGTATTGCAACAGATCGGCCTATATACGGCGGTGCTGACGATGAAACGTCAGGCATCCGTTACGACGTCATGGGCGTACCTCAAAAAACAAATGTGCGATTTGACATCAATCCAGTGCGCGCAATGTGGAACTTGGTTATGCCATTCACGATTAGCTCTGCGGATGAATTGACTGCGGAGATGCGTGAACACATAAGGCTGGGCGGCCCATTAAGTTTTGAAAAAGATAAATTACCGGGCGGCATTAATTTAACTAATGCAGTTCGCAGTCAATGGACGAACTTTGCAAAAAACGAAGTAATGGTGGTTAGCAGCACAACCGGCACAGCGCTCAAATTTAGAGATCATCTGCGGGTTCTAGTTAATAGTATGGCTTACCTACAATCGAGCGACAAAGACAAACACAACCAAATCAAAAGCCTTGAGCAAGACTATTACGAGGCGGCGATACCGCTGTTGTTAGATAAGAATCCAGACCTAGCGCAAGCAATGAAAGATCAACAAACCTTGGAGTTATTGGGGCAATGACAGTTTCGGGCACTTTAACAAAAAACAGCTATTCGGGTGATGGATCAACTACCGTTTTTGCGTATGGCTTTAAGATTTTTGCAGCCGCCGATTTAGAAGTCATAATCCGCGCAGCAACCGGCGCAGAGACAACGAAAACGCTAACGACAGACTATAGTGTTAGTGGTGTTGGCGCAGACGCTGGCGGCTCGGTCACGTTTGGTTCAG